CCACGATGCTGAACAAGATAATCAATTTCATCATGATATGATTCAAAATATTGCGGAGCGTGCTTACATAGCAGCACTTTGATCCTAAATTTACTTAGGTGCCCTTGACGAATTAGATCATCTGTTTTAGTTACACGCTCACAATTACCAAATAAACCTTCTAATACCCACTTATGTGTTTTACTACCGTCAAGGGTGCCCGTAAATCCAAATCTGTATTTCGCATTATGAAGTTTCGTCATAATGCCTGTCAATGACTTAGACTTGAAGAGATGAGCTTCGTCTCCAATCACACAATCAATGTCATCAAAGTATCGCTTGGGAAACTTGTAGATAGATTGCCAAGTTGAAATGATGATCGGTTTATCAGTATTCTTATCCTTACCAGAGTAAATCTTATGAACATGATCATCCGCATTCCAACCATAGTCAATAAAATCATTGACCATCTGTTCTACAAGGGACGTAGTAGGGACGATGATGAGCGTCTTCTTGTTGGTAGCAGTATAGTATCTGACGAGGGAATAGATCATCAGAGACTTTCCACTACCCGTAGGAGAAAGTAAGAGTTTGCGGTTGTTCTTTACTGCTTCGTAAACTGCTCGGTATTGATAGTCGCGTGGAGCAATTCCCGCTCTGGTGATTTTGTCCATAAAGGTTTTGATGCCAGCAGGAGAAACAAAGTCGTTAGTTTCTTCAACGTCTCCATACCAATCATTCTTTTCATATTCGATAGTGTATTGTCTTTCATCTGCCCATACCTTAAGGTGTTCCATTAACCCACCATAAAGTTCGCCTGTACCAGGAGAGTACAGACGAATAGTTCCATCCCAGTATTTGTACCTGGGATTCTTCTTCAGAAATTTTGCTTCAGGAACTTCAAAAGAAAAATAGTCCGCAAGCTCCATATGTACATGGGGCTCAACGGACTGAACAGTCAGGTAGACTTCATTCTTCTTTTTTACAGAGAGGAGGGTCATTATTGTCCATTGATAAATTTCTCCCACTCAATGGCACTCTTGATCTGAAATCCTCTGTTTGAAATTTGACGCATGACTTGATCCAACCAGTACAACATCTGGTCTAAGTATTTGATCTTTGCCTCAAGGTTAACGATATCGTCGTCTGCCTCAAGGTAAGTTTTCATTTTTTCTGAAGTCTTTATGCTTGACCCGAATGGTTTAGAGGCGTAAGTCTTTGCGTCTGCCTCACCAGAATAATACTCACGTTTCTCTTTTACCAACTTTCGGATCTCAAACTCTAACGAAGTCTTGATCTGAGAAATGTCAGTGTAATGGTTTAAGTATTTATTATGTTGGAAAGGGATGTCTAACGCAAGTTGTCCCAGATCTGTGGTATACTGTTTGTTCTTGAACTGAAAGTCAACAGCACTATCTTCTGCCCATTCCTCTCTCAGTTTGTCAAATTTATTACGAAGGGTTTCAAAATTCATAGAAGTTTATTATTTTTATCAAGAAGGAAAAACTGTTGATGTTTGAAAGTAACATCGGCAGTGATATATTCTACATCATTAATTGTAGCATCAAATTGCATACCAGATAAAGACACTGGAAAAATATTTCTAAAGTCCACAATAAAAGCTGGATTGTATGCTGATGTTACGATGTGTAATTGTGCATTACTATATTCGGGAAGATCGGGAGTGTTAGTATCCTTGTCAGATCTTCCATTGTTTCTAATCCATTGATGAATTGAATTGTAATTTTTTAAATCTTCATCAACAATAAACCTAAGATTAAAGTCCCCAAAAGAAACTCCGCCTCCAGGAACTACTGGTAGACTTCTGAATCTTGTGGGGACTTCAGTTACAGGCATACTAATGTCTGGTATATTTGCAGACTGACAAAAGAAATCAGTTCCTTCAAATATATCTAACTTTAACAGATAACCAATTGGGTTTAAAAAGTTCCTATTCGAAGGTTGCTTTTTATACCATTCAGCAGACATGTCAACTTCCCAAGCTACTTAGTATTTAGGGGTTGTTTGGATCAAGTCCCAAGTCAATAAGATATTCTTTCCACCAGTCTGGATCTTTTAATCTCTTCCATTCTGGAACTGGTCTTCCTTGTTCAAAATAATACTCTTCAATTGCCTGGTCAATCTTTTCTGCAATTTCCATTGACCTAATTCTTTTGTAGAGTAGTTCCATTTGCATCTTCGTTGTACCAAAAGTCTTCCCAATCCTTAGGTGAGTCTGTAACATCCTCCCACTCTGGTTCATAAAGCGGACAAGGTTCTTCCATAAGCACTTCATTTTTCATTTTGAGAATCTCCTTGTATAAGTTATTTAAGTCCATTCGTCATCCTCCTCTTCATCATCCCATACTTCGTAAGGACCATGTTGCATTCGTTGTAACTTTTTAGTTTCTTTTTTGAATGCAGATGTTTCTGCTAACCACAGTGCTAATTTCATTACGATAAATACTGCCGCCAAAGGGGACAGACATAATAATAAAATTAGGGAAGATTGATTCATGAACTATACTCGTTTAGTAAATCAAGAACTCTGTTAAGGGCATCATGTGCTCCATCATGCCACTCTTTGTCTTTGGCATAATGTGTGCCATTGTAGAGTTCATTCTTCATTTTATAAACCCTCGCAAGGATGTCAACCTTACTCATGTGACCTCTTGGCATAACTTTACAAATCATTATATACTATTTACAAAAAAAGGGGAGTCCGAAGACTCCCCTATGTTTCGATATGTGAATATTAGATCACATGAGGTTTGCAACACGTACTCTTCTGTAGTACTGGTTGGTGCTGAAGGTAAGTGCCTCAGCATCAGGCAGAGAGGTTGAAGAGTTGATAACGAATGGGTTTGCAACCATGCCGTAGCGAGTCTTGAAACCAATCTTAGGCTGGAAGGTCTCAGGATCAATGCTGCGGAGCATCTGGAGGGGAACATATGGGCAGTAGAATAGACCTGCGTCATATGGTGAAGAACCCTTGTAACCAACAACATAGTAGTGGGTGTTGGAAACGTTAGCGGAATAAGGATCAACGAAGACCTTGATTCTGCCGTTCATGGTTCCTACAAGGAGGTTGCCAGTGTCATCAACTTCACCGATGGAAGGACCACCAGCGCCGCTTAGACCTGAGGAGTAGTCAAGAGTACCAGACATAGCAAGTGCAGAAGCAACATCAGCAGAAGTGATGATGAAGTTGCCCTTTCCTCTACGAGTCTGCTGAGCGATTGCGTTAGCATCACGCTCGATCTGGAACATTAGACCCTTGAACTTCTCAACTGACCAACGACCGTTTGAATCAACGTCAAGGTCAAATACGCCACGGTTAGCAACGTTGTTCTGAGCACCAGGCTTAGCAACGGTGTAAACGGTACGAACGACTTCGCGGTTGATTTCAGCAAGGATCTCGCTTGAAAGAAGGTTAGCAAGCTCTTGCTCAGCATCAAGACCATGGATTGCCTTGAGGTCTTGTGCGAGTTCTAAGGTGTACTCAGCACGTAGAGCTCTGGTCTTAGCAGTAACTGCAGTCTTCTCGATGCTGAAATCCATTTCGTTGAATAGATTGCCAGTACCTGAACCGAGAGTTTCTGCATCTCCTCTGGAGATACCGCCTGCATATGCGTCATAAGCAGTGGTGTTAACAGTGCCACCAGTTGCGTCGTTAAGAAGACCTGGGTTAGCATCGGTTGTACCACCATCGCCAAGAGGCTCAATCTCGTTAGCAGGGGTTTGACCAGGATATGCCGAAGGACCGAGATCGTTACCAGAGAAGTTAGCATCAGGCTCGTTGTAGAGTGCCTCAGCACCTGCACGAGTGTTGTAGTGCGACTTCATCGCAAAGATTAGTCCAGTAGGACCGCTCATTGGTTGAACACCGCAGATGTCGTATGCTACGAGGTTAGGTGCAGCACGACGAATTAGGGAGATCATTACAGGATCGAAACCTGCAAGTCCACCAGTTTGAGTTGATAGACCACTGCCGCCAAGTGCGTTACCGTGACCACTGCCACCGATATTACCGACAGTGCTTGCCTCGTTGATCATACCACGCTCTTCGCGTAGTTGTTTTTCTGTGTTTTCTAACAGAACAGCGGTAACAGCCTTTCTATAATTGTCCTTGATAGCGCCAGCGCCTTCATGACCTAGAACAGGGTTCCACTTTTCTGTCAGAGCTTGTGCGTTAAACATTAGTTTGCTCCGATTTAAAAAGGGGGGTTATTATTTGGACCAGCGATCGAGTGCCGAGAGGTATGCTGCAATTGCAGGTGATACTTCTTCTGCACCCTCTACTGGGGTTTCATCAGCAACCGATGCGGGGGCAGCGATTGACTCTTTGAAGTAAGACTCCTTGATGGTTTTAACCTTCTTGGAGAATGACTCTTCGGAGACAAACTCTAGACCCTCAGCAAGTGCTGCGAGTTTTTCTTTTTGAGTATCTGCTAGTCCTTCCGAAACTGTGTTCAGAATGTTTAGTTTTGCAGACTCGTTAAGACGATTCTGTAGTTTCACATTAGCTTTGACCTGTTCGTCAAGGCGCTCTTCCATCTCACGAATTGATTCAGCCATACCTTCTACCACATCGACCTTATCGTCGGGGATTGCGATATAGTGCTCTTCAAAGAGACCCTTAAGACCTGCAATGAAGTCTTCGGTGATCTCATTTCTGATGCCACGGTCAATAGCAACTTGATTTTGCTCCATCCATTGACCGATAGCGTAGTTCACTGTGCCGTCTACTTCCTCGGAAAGCTCTGC